TCTGCATTTAGTTTTTCCGCAGCCTCTTTTTGTGTCTTAGCTTTGACAGCCTTATTACGAGAAAGAAGACTATCGGCTAAGTCCGCGCCAAATTTTAATCTACCTACAGCGTCTAAAATACCGGCTGCTGACCAGATAACTCTTTGGGCAGGGGAGTAATTTTTACCCCAAATTAACTTTTGAAACTCTGGGATAGCTTGACGTGCTTCCTCAACGTTCCCTTGCAATTTAAACCCACGACCTTCGGTAGGCTCGTACATTCTTCGAGCTAGGCTTTCTGCCCACTTTACCCCGTCAGGCCCGTTCAAACCGGCTTCTAAAGTTGTTTTATCAACAAACCGATCCTTCCCATCTATCTTCAACTTTTTAATATCTAAATCTTTTACTGTTTTACTTATCCAATCTGGGTTTGCTCTAGCGTGTGTTAAAAGATCTGTAAGAACATCTGTACCATCTTGTAAAGCCTCATCACGAAAAGCCTCGAAAGATTGCGATCTTTTAGAAACAGAAAATACTTCATAGATATGCCGAGCATAGTCTTGGTTAGAGTCAAATATATTAACAAAAGCCTTCTCAAGATAAGGAGTATCCTGCGCGTAAACTTGAACTTCCTTAATAAAATTCTTTGCACCTCCTAAAGCTTCCCTAAGTTCTGAAGATATAGAAGGATCATTTAGTCCTTTAGAACCTGCTTCCCGAGCCGTTTGCTCGTCGGGAACTAAAATTCTATTAGCGAAATTCCTAGCCTCTTTAATACTGCTAAACTCACCATTTTTTACGGAGTTTTGTAGAGCTTTTTCTAGCCCAGACCCTATGTCTTGCGCCTGGACATTAAACCTTTTAGATACTGCGGAATGCTGCTCCGCAACTCTTGTTTAAAATAATTTACATACAGACCTAGGCAACATATTTCTAACAAGCCACTGAGCTGCAGCCGTGTCTCCTACAGTGTCGTCTAGTTTTCTGATACCTAGACCAAGACCAGTGCTCAAAGCTCCTCCAGCAAGCACAGAAGCCGGTCCTTCAATAACACCTACTAATGCAGCCTCACTAATATCTAAGTCTGTTCTATTACCTACGTCTATTTCCGTTTGTTGCTTTTTTATATTCCTGAAAGAAGCGCCAGCGCCAGTTACTGTAGACTCTAAAATTGCCGGAGCAATAGCTGCCCTCATTTTTGCCTTCAAGTAATTTTTTGTAGTCTGTTTAGCTGTTTCTTTTGCGCCTAAAACCGCTGCACCGCCTACCCCAAAACTTGCCATCCCTGCAAAAGCACCAAGAAGATTTGTAGGGTCTGCGAGAGCAGAAAGTAAATGATCTTTTACAGCATCAAAACCCGGCGCCCCGCCTTCTTCGTGAAAGTTTGGTATTTGGTCTACCATAGACAACGCTGCACCAAACTCATTCTTTTGCGAACCCGTCATATATTTCACATCACTAGCTACTCCTAAAGTAGTAACAAGATTGTTTTCAAAGTACCGCTTCTTTGTTAAAAAGTCATCTACAATCTCTTTACGGTTTTGGCTAGGCGTTTCTCCTAAAGCGACTAAAGACCTGTACGCAGACGACACAAAACGGTCGTTATTAACAAGATCATCATAAGTTATGTTAGAAGCCATCTATGTTTTATACTCAGCCTATTTGTTGTTCTTCCATAAGTCTTCGCATCATTTCTTGCCCTTGTGGAGAGTTAAGCGCCATTTGTGTAAATTGATCAACTAAGTCTCCCCCGCCTGTAGCGCTAAGTCCTGGACCCTTGGCAGGACTAAAACCAGACTGTGCGCCGTCTCCGGTGGTTGTCTTGAAAGTTTTTAGCTCCTGCTTCAATAAAGTTTTTTCGGCCTCTGTTCGTAAGCGGTTTAATTTTTCCTTACTTTTTTCTAGGGACTCTCTCTCTAATTTTAAATTTTCTTTTGCAGAAAGAGTTTGAAAATTCAGCCGTTCCTTCTGAGCAATTCTTTGTTCTAACTTAGCTACCTTAGTAACCTCATCATCTAACTTATCTGATAATTCATCCCAATCAAACATGGAGGCTGGCAAGCGGCTTATTAAGTCCTCTATTGGAAGCTCACTTAATTCTTTCCGAGTCTTTTCTTGAAACTGCTGTGCTTGTAACTCTCTTTCGGCCTTTAGAACATCCGGATCTAGCCCGACATCACGGGTTTTATTTCTTTCATTTATAAACGTTTGGAATTCCTCGTCGGTCTCAAACGTAGTTCTAATAGCCCTATCAGAAAGCTCTTCGCGTCGTTGCATCAGTGCAGTAATGCGGCTCCTGTCTTCAGGAGTTAGACCTTGCTCTAAGTTTGCAGTTGCTCGTGTATATATGTTGTCTATCTGTTCATCTATACTGTCTGTTTGTATTTTAAGACGTTTTCTCGCATCCTCCTGCCCTTTTGTAGTCGCCAGTCTAGCAGCGACCTTATCTTGGTTAGCTTTAAGCGCGTCGGCTACTGTTTTCCGAGCCTCAATCTCCTCTAGTCTGTCCTGGCGTCGTTCTCTTAGCCGACGACCTTCAGCAACTACGGCCCGTTTATAGTCTTGATCCCGTTCCATTATCCTAGTATCTGCTTCCAATGCAGCGGCTTCTTTGTCTGCTTCGATGTTAGCCTCAGCAATCTCTTGCTGAACCGTTATTTTTCGTCCCTCTAAATCATAATCACGAGCGTCTTTTTGTCGATTATACAATGTATCTTGTAGCTTTATAATCTCTTCAGGAGCTGAGAACCAAGTTCCCATATTTTGACGTACAGTCTCTATAGCCTCCGGTGACGCTAGTGTGCCATGCTGTGCTAAAGCTTTGTTTACAGCTCCTCTAGTCTTAGCTCCTCTTATAAGACCCGTCAGTTCTTTGCCCAAAGCAATGCCATCGAGCTCTTTAATGCGTCGGTTAGGAAATACTAACTCTGGTATGTCTGCTCTATTAATCATTATAGTGGCCCCATGCTACGAGAGTAAAAAGTCCCAAGACCTCTTCTTCCTGGGTTAGAATTCCCTTGAAGCGGATTATACATATCTGGACCGCCTCGGCTTCCGGTAAAAAACGGGCTTAAAGAGTTATAGTTATTGAGGAAATTGCCGGTGCTTGGACTGCCCCCGCCTGCGGTATTCATTGGACTACCTGCAAACTGTTGAGCACCTTTAAGCGCACCCGTCATCTCAAAACCATTGCCCCCACTGTAACCCCCAAGAGCTACCATAGTCCCTAAATCTAGCATCGGTGCAAATCTTTCCCAACCACTTCTTTTAGCGGCTCGTCGCTCGTCTAATGCTCTGGCAATGTTAGCCTCTGCACCAAGTTGTCCCTGTAGTCTTTCCCAATCTAAGTTGGTTAATTCTCCACTATATAATCTCGCAGCCTCTGGACCGAATCTTAATCTGTCTATCATCTTGCCTTGTTCTGCACCATACCCTGCTATATCTGCGTCGTAAGCTCTTCCGTACTGATCGTAAGCCCCTTGAACTGCCATTAAATCCGATATTCTTTGTCTTTGAAGGTCTGCAAAGGTCTTAGCTTGTCTACGTTGGAAGTCACCAGCTTGTGCTGCCGTTGCTGAACTCATACCGCCTGCATTAAACAGTCTAGATAATGCGTTTGAAGTAGCAAAATCTGTTTCTCTTTGTCCCTGCTCCATAGAAGTAGTAAGTAACTTATCCAGCCTTCCTCCAGTTAATACTGAGGGGTCTACGCCAAATAAATCTCTTCGTTGTGCTTCCCGTGCTCGTCTATTTTGTTCAGCTTCTCCAAATAAACTAGTATATCTATCAAATATATTTTGTTGGTCTGGAGAAAATTGAGCACTTAAACCACTACGGTCTGCAGTGCCTGTACCAAAAGGATCGCTGTAATACCCTGGAGTTAAATCAAAATCTTCGTAGGCTCTTCGAGAGCGTTCTGCATGTGCTCTTTGGAATGCAGTTGTATCTTTCCGACCACCAAAAGCTGATTTAAGAACAGACCCTAGAAAAAATTCTGGTTGTCCTGTAACGGGGTTAATAGAGTTAGCATCAGAACCCACAGTATACCTATCAGGATTTAACCCTGCGTCTTGCATACTCCTGTTGATGTCTCTGTCTACATTTTCTGGGAGTACGCCTTTAGGAGGAAGCACCCTTTCTCCACCAGCTACGTGAGCAAGGTAGTTATCCCCAAATCTCCCAAAGCTTTTTAAAAACTCTGCTTGTGAATTAACTGTCATTTTCTATCTCCACCAATCTTTCTTCAAGACTGTAATTTTTTGTATGCACCCTTTGGGTATAGCTGTATCAAAGCTCAACAAACTATCTTCCCCATGCCAACCGACAGTTGACGCAACTATTAAAAAATCTTCGTTATCTTCCAGTATTATCCCTGGAGTCTTCACTGTAGCTGTCGTTATCCCCTTCGTCGAATCGAACCAACCTGCGTGAGTCGATGTTGTGTCCTGCCAAGTCACCAGAACTAAGGGCTTCTTCTTTAGCTCGGTGAAATTCCAAGACTGCAGTCGTAGCTCTTTCAACTCCATCAACAACCTCTTTTTTCATTTGACTAATTTCTGCTGCCGGTCTGTGTGTCGTTTGTATAACCTCTACCAGAAGAGACTGCGCCATTGCAAACCCGCAACCACTTTTAATTACCTGGTTACCGTTGGCCTTATCGGTCCAAACTTGCTCCCACCAAGCTGGACAACCATCCTCTTTACTACTTTGTGGGCACTTTTTACAATTAAAAGCGTTCTTATATCTTGCGTGAGTAACGACCTCGTTTTGCATTGGCTAGTCTTTAGAACAAGCTATGATTTCTACATACGCAGGTCTCCAATTACCGTTAGTCATCGTACCACTCGCTGGTGCAATATTAGAAATAGTAACGGTCGTTGAAACGTTAGGAGTAGATGTCGGGTTACCTGTGTTCCCTGAAATTGAGTGCGTGTGTGCAATCCTTGCCCCAGAACCAGGATTATTTGTCCCCGATATATAATCACCTGTATCATTATTAGCTCGATTTCCTACCGCAATATTTCCTATACTGTGTACGTGATTAGGCAAAGAGCCAGAAAAAGTAGTAGACGGAAAATTCATTTTTAACTCTGTATTAGACACTGTCCAGTTACCTGCTGTATCCGGTGTACCATCATTAGTTACACTAGATTTAATAATAGGCACCACATCGTTCCAAGTTGAAGAAAGCGTCCACCCGTTAGGCGCCGCAGTGCGCACAAATAACATCATAGTACCAGAAGGAATATCCGAAGAAGTCGAATCTCGTTTGCTTGCTATAGCAGTAGCTATGGCGTTAAACTCTGTATCAACGTCGCTACCTTTAATAACTTTTGAGGCGTTACCAGTAGCGAGACTATCTTTAGCAGAAAAATCTGTAGTTTGTGAATAATTGCTCATACTTACCTATCCTCGCGTCCTAGTTTCATAAAAAGTGATAATTGTTCTACGCAAACCTCACTACCATCAGATTCAATTTTAAAACCTATGCTCCAAACTCTTCCTTCTTTTGAAGCAGACGTTTTTAATCTTGTAAGTGACAGTCCTCCTCCCCACTCTGAATTATTCCACTCGGCAGTGCCCCACTCAGCTAAAGTACCAGCCCCAGAAATACTTAATTGTCTAGACCCTGTTTTTCCAGAAAAGTCTGTAGCCCACTTTACAGTAAACTGCTGGCCGCTTGCTCCTTCTACAGCTACGCCTACTTTTTTTAACATCTTTGTTCTTGAACTACCGAAGTCTGAAAAAATACTTTCCCAATCACAAAGATAACTTTTGGCTACAGCAGAGTTAGGTAAGGTATCTTGGTAACCTCCGTAGGTTCCTATACCTCCTTTTGCTCCAATATAAGTTTCTTGTTCATCGTAAGCAAAGCTATACCAATCCGTGTTTACATACTTTGTAATTCTTACCGGCGTCTTGTCGTCTAAAGTATGCATGTCTACAACCCAAATATTACCAGAGGGTGCTTTAAGCCAATATTGACCTTCCTCTAAATCGTAGTTTGATTTAATGGCAGAAGCACTACCAGAGTTCATATCTGCTACCAACTCTCGACGCACTAACTTTGATACTTCTGCAAGCTCTACCTTATCCGTAGAAAAAATAACTTGTTTTAAAGACCGTATTCCTGTAGCAGAAAGAAAATATAAATCATTACCGATTCTTTGGATGCTGTCTCTAGCTATACAACCAACGCCCTGTATAATTTGCTCTATTCCTAAACTACCAGGAGACTCTGGACTATTATAAATTATTAAGCTGTCTCTAAGAAAAACTACAAGAAATCTGTCAAAAGAAGAAATTGCTGTTAAATTATCATACCCGTGAGCAACTGCTCCTGCAGTCCCTAATACATTTATTTCTCCGCCGCCTGTTGACCAATGTGTCTCGTCAAGTAGCGCACAGTAAGCTATTGTATTTTGAGCGGTACCTGTATCACCTTTTTGCGCCCAAAGTCTACCAAAGGCGCTATGTACTATATTACCGTCTGGGACTGAGCCACTCGCTGCACTGATAGCCGCAAAGTTACCTGTCGTAGCGACCACCATAGTGTTAGCTGTTCTTGCACCAATAACTTTGTCGTTAAAGTTCACAAATTGCCAATCATTCCCTCCAGCAACAGTAACGCCTGTTATGTCTTCAAAGTCAGTAAAAGGCGAATCTAATTTAAAAATCTTTTTAGTGGCTGTTCCTCCCGAAGCTGTCCGGGCACCTGCGGTAGCTATTAAACTATTACCTCCAGAGTGGTTGTACATAAACAGTTGTTCAATCTCTGGGTAATCTAATAAACCTATAAACTTTTCTACTACAGAACTTCCTCCTCCAGCAGTACTACCAGAAGAAACTGTATCTAAGGCTACTATAGTATAAGTATCATCATTAGCTGCTACAGACGTTAAAGTGTGAGAAGCATTAATAACTGCTGCGTCTATTCCGTCAACTGCCGCAGAGCCACTAAACGTAACTACATCTCCTACCGCTCTACCACAATCTGTATGCGCTACAGTCAGCACCGTTGAAGCTTGTACACCAATTTCAACATCGCCAGCAGGCATTGCAGATATAGTTGCTGCTGTAACTGTTTTAAACAGTGCAGTGCCAGCTACAGTTGCTGCAGAACCAGTTAATGTTATTGTTTCTTCAAGAGCGTTATTAAGTACGTCTGTTCCCGTAATGGTAACAATTTTACCACTATCCGAAGTTCCGGCAGTCGTAGTACTTAAAAATCTTGGAGAAGCAAAAGTAACAGTACCGCTACTAGCTAAATCCCCAGCTATACTGAACTGTAAATTAGGTTTTTGAGCTGCAGAAATACCATCAGTATCTGCCCCGTTAGTTGATGCAGCCGTTGTGATTGGGTTAGACCCAAGCGTAGTTGCTTCTTTAGCATTGGTAGGAGAAAATCCCCGCCTATTACATAGCCTGCCAGAAGCATCGTAAGCTACATTATCCGCAACCTTTGCGTAGTCTGGTGACTCTTGTACAGCTTCGCCTTCAAAATTTAACCCGTAAATTCCAGGTGCTCGAAGAACAACAGACTTTAGTTCACTCGCCAATTAGTAATCTCCTAGCACTACCCAGTCGCCGCCACCTTGTCCTTGCCACTTGTGACGTTGCTCGTAGGCGACAGCATCCCCCAAAGCTTGTTGGTAGGCCATTTGTATTTCTGAAGAAGCTTCGCCATCATCTTCACCACGTTCCCTAATAGCCAAAGCTAATGCTTTTAAATATACTGGATACCAAGGAACTTTAGTAAAGTCTGTCTCAGTCGTCATATCCTCTTCTGGTATAATTACTTCAACATCCATGTTGTAGACTGCGTCCGGCACTAAGAAAAACCTAATCTTCATAGACTGCGTGCTATTATATCCAGCGTGTGCGTAAGCAAAAGGTTCTTGCTCATCCTCATTATTAGCTTGTGTTTGTATTCTAATCCACTCATAAGGACGAGGTGTTAACCTAACATCAGTTGTTGTATTATATACGTCTAAAAGTCTTGACCTTTGATTAGTAAAAACACCCGCACCCGCATTTTCTACATCATAAGTATGTGTACTTGCGGCTGTCGTTACAGTAATAGTATTCTGTAATGCTACCCAATCAAAGGCGTCTTCTACTTCTCTTTTAGCATCATTAAGCAGACGAAGTAGCGTTGAAGAATAGTCAGTTTCGTCTACAGTTCCTACTTCTGATTCGCGTAAACGAACCAAAATTTTGTTTATTAACTGCAGAACTGTTGTTACTGTTTGCGACATTAATTATTCCTTTTTAAAATAAGGGGGCCGCGAAGCCCCCTTACTTTTGGTTTAAATTACGTCAGAAGGAATTACCTTAACGCGCACCGTCATAGATGCTAAATCGCTAGGGTCTTCTGCGCTATTAATGTAAACAACTTCGACAGTACCTGCCGCACTGACTTGTCCGTAAAGATTACCTTCTTCCAAATCAATGTCACTTGAGACAAGAACAAAATCGCCCATTTGGGCTTCCGGCACGGCAAGCGTAGTAGATGCTTCTGCACCAGATGCCAAGTCTCCAATATCCCAAGCTGCTGAAGTTGTCATTCCTGATAACCTAGACATG